GTAAGTTTATCCTAGCATTTAACGATAATTCAGAAAGTGCTGCGAGTATAGAGCCAGTACAACTAAGCGAAGCACACCAACAATACCAATTCTTATCGGATGAAAGTTCTAAAAAGATAATGGTAGCACATAGGGTAGTAAGTCCTATGTTATTAGGCATAAAAGACAATACTGGTTTAGGTAACAATGCAGACGAGTTAAAGACTGCTAGTATATTAATGGATAATATGGTTATTAGACCGTTTCAGACGCTTTTAATAGATGCGTTTGATTCTATACTAGCTTACAACTCAATCAGCCTTAATTTATACTTTAAAACGCTTCAACCTTTAGAATTTACAGATTTAGAGAACGTAGAGGATGAAGAAACTAAGGAAGAGGAAACTGGTGTTAAGTTATCTAACGAGCCAGAGGGATTTGATGATGATGAAATGTTAAACATATTAGAGGGAGAGCCAATAAGTGAAGAATGGGAACTTGTAGAAAAAAGGGAATATTCAGAAGATAACGAAAGTGTAGAGGATTGGGCAAATAGATTAATTAAAGAAAAGAAAACTAGCTTAGAAAAGTTAGCAGATTTTATTAAATCTAAACCTAGTGCTAAAAGTAGTTTAGATAAGTCTTATTATAAGGTACGTTATGAGTATGCTGAAAAGTATAGTAGTGGTAATTCTAGGAAGTTCTGCAAGAGTATGATGAGTAGAACTGGCAGAGGTGTTGTTTACCGTAAGGAAGATATAGACCAGGCTAGTTTTCAAGGTGTAAATAAATCATTCGGGCATAAAGGACAAAACTACTCACTTTTTAAATTTAAAGGTGGGGTTAATTGTGGGCATTTTTGGAATGAAAACCTTTACAGATTAAAGAAGAAAACCGATGGTACTTATAGAGAGGATAAATCATTAGCAAGTAGCGAAGAGGTAAACAAGATACCTAAAAGCTACATACCTAAAGGAGAGGAATATAATAAGTCTAGGATAGCACCAAAGGATATGCCAAATAACGGACACCACCCAAATTACAAAGGATAAGATATGGCTACTGCATTATTTATAAAAAGAGAGGATATAGTAAGAAATACTATTATTGATGGAAACGTAGACATTGATAAGTATATACAATTTATTAAGATTGCTCAAGAAATACACGTTAGAAACTATTTAGGTACGGACTTATACAATAGAATAAGCGATGATATTATAAATGGTACTTTAACTGGCGATTATTTAACATTGGTAAACACTTATATACAACCTATGTTAATCCATTATGCAATGATGGACTATTTACCTTTCGCTGCGTATCAAGTAAAGAACGGTGGAGTATTTAAGCATACTAGCGAGAATGCACAGAACGTAGACAAGAACGAGGTAGATTATTTAGTAGCAAAAGAAAGAGAATTTGCACAATATTATACAACTAGGTTTGTAGACTATATTTGTTTTAACGATAATTTATTTCCAGAGTATAATTCAAATAGTAACGATGACATTAACCCAGACACAGATACAACGTTCAACGGATGGGTTTTATAAGCCTAAAAAGAAGAACGTAGTTAAGTTAAAAAAATATCTAAAAGTAAATAATGAATCCAACGGTAGCTTTAATTCCTAGTGCATATAAAAGTGGTTTAGTATATTCTATATTACCAGCAAGTGGTCGTGGGGATTTTAATTTTAACAGACCTAGTTCAGCAACTAGAGTAAACAAAGATGGTTTAGTAGAAGAAGTAGTATCTAACGTACCCAGACTAGATTACACAAACGTAAATTGCCCACAATTACTTTTAGAGCCACAATCTAGCAACCTAGTAACTTATAGCCAAGATTTAACTGATTTAGATTGGAAGAAATTTAGTGGTGGTACTACACCTTTAGTAGAAAATAGTTTTATAAGTCCAAGTGGAGAAGCAAACGCTCAAAGAATAACTTTTTATAGTGGTGCAGACGGAATAGTTACTAATAACGCAACCGTTTCTACATCTTCTAATTATTCTTTATCAATTTATATGAAAGGTGTAAAAGGTGGGGAACAAATAAGATTAGATTTTAAGAATAACGCATCACAAGGAAACATAGGAACTACATTTACTTTAACTAATCAATGGGTAAGATATACGGTGGAAAATTTAACACCTTTACAAACAAGCCAAGGACTGCAAATAAGATGCACAAATCCTAGTGAAGAAGTGCAGATATATGCTTGGGGTGGGCAGATAGAAAATCTAACATACGCTACAAGCTATATCCCTACTGAAGCCACAAGCGTAACACGAAGTAGAGATTTAATGTATGAATCTATGGTTTTACAACCAGAAATAACTTCAGACGATTGGACTTTATTTTTAGACTATAATAAATCTGATTTAGGAGATAATAGAGGTGTAAGTATAAATGATGGTGGTTCTAACAATAGAATACTTATTACTCAAAGAAACGAAAACCAATTAAACTTTCAACTTTATCAAAGTGGCTCAATACTTAGTTCTTATGATTATAATATAGAAGTAATAGACCATTTAAAAGTATGTTTTACTTCTACTAATACTGGTGCTAGTATCGTTGTAAATGGAGTAGAAATAGATAGGTTAGACGATGGTAGATATGACGCTAGTGGTTTAACACAAATAGATTTTACGGTATACGGTACTACGAATGAGTTTGCTGGTAGGGTAAATGATTTCAGATATTATAACGTAGCATTATCTTTAAACGAAACAATAAAATTAACACAATGATAAAAGTAGGTAAATACGAGTTTAACGACCAAGCACAAGCAACAAGTAAAATAGATGCTTTAGGAGATAACAGACATACCTTTTCTATATTAGGACATATACCAATAGTAAAAGGCGAATGGGACGAAGAGGGTAACGTAATAGTAGAGCCAGTATATAGTGATAAGTTTCACGTTGACGTATTATGGCAAGATCAAGAAACAAATCCTTATGGTTGGGCAACATACGAAATAGACTTAAATAGCGATGGAGTGCATTCGTTTTTTGGAGTAAGTTATTTAGAAAATAAGATATAATGGCAAATACAATAAATTGGGGTAAAATATATGAGAAAACTGCTTGGGGGATAGGCGTAGTAACAAACACTATAAACTGGGGTAAGATATATGCAGATTTAGTAAGTGCAATACCTAGTTTTGCATTAAACTTCGCTACTATAAGTGATGACTTTACATTCACTCGTAGTTCGTTTGCTACAAGAGTTAATGAGTTTGGTTTAATAGAAACGGTAACAGACTTAGGTAGTGATTTGGTAAGAAATGGAGACTTTGAAGAGTTAGGTTCAGAACTTGTAACTAATGGTGATTTTAGCAATGGTGCAAATGGATGGAATAATAACGCATCTTTTCCTGTTGATTACTTTAGCGTTGTAGATAATAAATTAGAAATTGAAAATATAAGTGGTGGCACACAAGTTTTTACAAGCGATAGCTTTAACGTATCTGCAAATAAAATATATAAAATTAGTTTAGATACTGTCAAAGAAAGTGGAATAGACGATTTTGATATAACATTACGAAACAGTCCTTTATCTACTGTGATAGAAACAATTACTTCTACACATCAGACAGGCGAACTTATACACTATTTTAAATCAGCATCTACACAAAGTTTAATCTTTCAGTTTACTTTAAGAGATACGATTAAGGGTTCAATAGACAACGTATCAGTTAAGCAAGTAGACCCTAATAATGATTGGGTTAAAGGTACCGGTTGGAGTATAGAAGATGGTAAAGGAACTTATGATGATGTAGCCTATGGTGGTATTTTAACTCAGCTATCAGTTTTCACAATAGGCAAAAAATACCGTGTTTCATTAGATTTAGAAAGTGGAAGCGTAAGAGTTAAAGCTGGTACTGCGTCTTATACAAATTACACATCTCCTTTTGATGTTGTTGCTGATGATAATACAACCTTATCTATACAAACAACAAGTGCAACTGCTACAATAGACAACATAGTAATCAAAGAAGTATTAGAAGACGATATACCAAGAATAGACTATACAGGCTCTACATTTGATGTACCTGTTTTAGGAAATGAGTTAATTGATTATAGTAATATAACATATGGTAGTGGCGGTTGGAGTTTAGTTAATGGTAAGTGGTTTTTTGATGATATTACAGCAGGTTTCATTAGCACAGATGATTTTGATGTTGTTGTAGGGGAGCAATATGAAGTAACTGTAGATGTAACTATTTCAAGTGGTAACGCTAATTTCAGAGTTTCAAGTGGTAATGCACAAACAATACTATTTGAGTATACGGACTTCCCTAATGGAATAACTAAGTTTGTAACTACTGTAACAGGTGTTGATGGTTTTATACAAAGGTTATATGCTCCAACATCTTTAACAGATAACCCTTTTACATTAAATAGTATATCTATCAAGAAAATTACTGCATACACTACAACAGATAAAGGCTCTTTCTTACTTGAGCCACAGAGTACTAATTTAATTCCTTATAGTGAGGATTTTAGTGATAGTAGTTGGTTAAAAGTAGGTTCTCCAACTATAACACCTAACTACGGAACAAGTCCTGATGGTACACAAAACTCAACAAGAATACAAGGAAATAGTAGTTCGGTATTACAAACTAACGCTATGACAGGAGCTACGAGTGGAGAAACGAGAAGTCTATATGTAAGAGCTGTAAGTGGTAGTGGTAATATACAATTAACATCACATAATAGCAACACAAACAACGTATTTGCTATTGATGAAAATTGGCAAAGAGTACAAACAAATAGCTTAACTTCTACAACAGGAAGCACTTATTTTTATATTGATATGAGAGGTGCTTCAACAAACATATACGATATAGAGGTATGGGGTTGTCAAGGAGAAGCATTACCTTACGCTACATCTTATATACCTACTAATGGAACTGCAGTTACAAGAAGTGCAGAATCTTGTGTAGATGGTGTAGTATCAGCTAATAGTTTAGAAGGTGTTTTATATTGGGAAGGTAGTAGTGATGTGGATTCAACTGTGATTATAGCTGAATTAAGTCAAGGAAATATTACAAACAGATTATCTTTATACTATCAATTTGGAAGTGACGCAAGAGGGTCTATAAGAGTAAGTGATGTTCAAACAACTTTAACAGGAGGAGGTACTTTGTCCACTAATAAAAAAATTGCAGTTGTATGGGGTAATAATGTTATATCTTTTTGGGTAAATGGCTCGCAAGTAGACACAGATACTTACGTTGGCTCAATACCTGAAGGAGTATTAACTGCCTTGAATTTTGCTCAAGCAGGAGGAGGATCGTCTTTTTATGGTAGAACTAAAGACCTTAAAATATACGACAAAGCATTATCAGATAGTGAACTAGAAGAATTAACAACGATATGAGAAAACTAATATTTATACTTTTAATACTACCTTTATTAAGTAACGCACAAGATGTAGGTTGGTTATTTGTAAACGAAAATACAATACCTTTAGATAAGCAGATGCACGGTGCTGGTGGAATGTATTTAGGTGGTGTATCTTATATTGTAACATACGGACAAACTAAAGACCGTAAAAAGTCTAAAATAGTAGGTATATTAACACCAATAATTGTAGGTACTATAAAAGAGTTATCAGATAGCACAAAGTCTAATAATAAATTTGATTGGGAAGATTTAGGATATACCGTAGGTGGTGGAATAGTAGCTACTTTTACATTTGATTTTTTAGTAGGAAGAGCAAAAAGAAATAATGATTAAACTACTACCGTTCTTATTGATTCAGTTGCATAGTGATTGGAACGCTACTAGCATACTAGAAAATATGGATAGAAGCTGGTCAATAGGTAATGGTTGTTATGAAGCTAATTATAAGGTTGTAGATGTAGATGGTAACCTAGAACTAAACGGTAATACTTTAGAGGTTTTAGATGCCACTATAAAAGTTTACGGTTGTGTAACGAATTATGGCGATTATATAGATGTTTTAGATTCGGAATATATTATATACAAATGCGAAAGTTCAAATATTATAGAATACCAGCAATTAAGTATTCCAGAAGTAGAAGTAGAAGAAAAAGTAAGATTGCACCCAAATCCTACCAATGAATTTTTAAATATAGAAATAACAAGTTTAGATTGCTATGAGGTTTATAACGTAAGTGGAGAATTTATAAAAAAAGGAGATACCAAAAGAGTAGATGTAAGAGATCTAAAACAAGGTATTTACTTTATTGTTGTTCACTACGATTATAAAAAACAAGCATTAAAATTTATTAAGAAGTGATAGGATTATTATACGAATTTTGCATTAAGTGTGATAAGGCTGGTGTAGTACCAGCAGAAAAAGAAATAGACCTTTTTTTGAGAATGGTAAAAAGAAAGGATTTAAGAAAAGATTTTATTAATTTTTGTTTTTATAATTGGGAAACCAGATACGAAACATTAGAAAACAAAATATGAGCATTGAAGATTTGAAATTAGGAATATTTAACGGATTAACGTTTATTATTAGCTTTACGGATATAGAGAATAGCCTTAAAATATTATTGTTATTGGTATCTATTATATATACGGTTATCAAGATATATGAAACCTATAAAAAGAATGACAAGAAACTTTAAAAAAAGTGAGTTTGATTGTAGGTGTGGTTGTACTATGCCTGGCGATGTTTACGAAAACGTAAAAAAGGTAGCTACTCAACTACAAGTAGTAAGAGATTACGTTGGTGTGCCAGTAAGAATCAATAGTGCTTATAGGTGTATAAACCATAACCGTAGTATAGGTTCAAAAGATACTTCGCAACACGTTTTAGGTAAGGCAGTAGATATAACAATAGATACTTTTAACGCAGACCAGACCTATAAAATAATTATAAACCTATTAAACAACCCAGTATTACAAGGTGTAAACTTCAATGGTATTGGTAGGTATAATACTTTTGTGCATTTAGATATAAGATATAATGAAGCAAGGTGGGATTTAAGGAGTTAACTATGAAAGGAGATTTAGAGTTTACTGAAGAAGAACTTGCTTTATTAACAGATGAAAGAGAGTTTCAGATATTTTTATATTCCTTGCACGAAGAGTATGATATATATAATGTAGATGAGTTATACGAATTTTATAAGCAATTAAAATGGTTTAGACACTTAAAGGTACTAGACGAATTTAGAAAAGAAATCAATGGCGAAGTATAGAGATAAGAACGGAACTACAAGAGTAGGCGATGCTTTAAGGTGGTTAGTAAAACAAGGTAAGGAAGTAGCACCAGAACTTATACAACTAGCTGGTAACATAACTGGTATTGATTCCCTTAAACAACTATCTAAAAAAATAAAAGAAAGCGATAAGTTAAGCGAAATAGATAAACAAATCCTATTAGAAGAGTTAAGGTACGATATGTTAGAGATGCAAGAAGTAACTAAACGTTGGCAATATGATATGTCAAGCGATAGTTGGTTAAGTAAGAATATAAGACCTTTAACGTTAGCTTTTTTAACTGCTACACTATTTATATACATTATATTAGATAGTTCAATACAAGGCTTTAAAATAGATGATAACTGGATAGATTTACTTTCTTCACTACTTTTATTAGTGTATGGTGGTTACTTCGGTGCTAGAACGGTAGAAAAGGTTGTAAAGCATAGAAAGTAATTTTTTTAAATTTCTCTTTTTTTTTAAAAAATAAATATATAACTTTGAATTATTTATTAATAGTATTATTAGTTGTTTTTAAACAACAATAAAATAATAAAAATAAATTAATAAAATAAATTAATAAAAATATATAAATAATAAATATAAGATATCTGAACTCTATTCAATGGCAAAAAAAACGCAACGTAAAAAACTAATAGAGAAGTTAGATAAGATATTTAGTGTTTATATTAGGCTTAGAGAAGCAAAGGCCAAGATAGCTCAGTGTTTTACTTGTGGTAAAAAAGACCACTATAAGAAACTTCAAAACGGACACTTCCAGAGTAGGAAACATTATAGTACTAGGTGGGATGAAATTAACTGCCAAGTACAATGTGCTGGTTGTAATGTATTTCGTTATGGAGAGCAATATCTATTCGGAGTTAATTTAGATAAAAAGTATGGTACTGGAACGAGTGATGAAATGCACAAGAAATCCAGAGAAACTTACAAGATAGATAACTACGAATTAGGGGTGTTAATAACAAAGTATGAAGATTTAGTAAAAGAACTTTTAAAAGTTTAAATTTGCCATAAATTTAGTTGCATAATCTTTTTTTTGTTTAGGGGTGTTACATTTATTTGTAGCACCTTTTTTTTATTATTTGTTTATTAAATATTTTTTATTACTTTTGGGTAAACAAAAAATTTTTATTTATGAAACTAATCGATAGATTGAAACCAGAGTTTAGGCTTGTACTAGAACAAGACACAGAAAACCCACTTTACTGCCAAGAGATTGCAGAAGCATTAGAAGAATACCAATTTGTTATTCATATACCTTATGGTGTTATAATATCAATGGATTTTTTATTTGGAAATTTAGATAGTCCTTATAATTATTTCAATGAGTTATGATAGATAAGATGACAATAGACTTTCTTAATGCTAGGATAGAAGCATTAGAAAAAGAATTAGATAAACTAAAAGAAGAAAACGCAAAACTAAAACGTATTAATTATGAACAAATCAAAACTTACGGAACTCTACAAGAAATACAAGCTAGAGAGAGAGGACTTTTTTAAGCACCAGAATTTCTACACAATCATCACTAGGCAAGGTATTGATAAGATACAAGCTATTGAACAAATAGTAATATATTATGAAGTTGTAAGGTGTGAGCCTAATTACGCAGTATTTAAAGCACTTGCAGAAAAGGATGGTAAAACAATAGAAACCTTTGGTAGTGCATTAAAAGGAGAGGGTTACAAAGATGGTAATTGCACTTCGTGGTATGTTGCTGAAATGGCAGAGAAACGTGCAATGTCAAGAGCAGTACTTAAATTAACTGGCTTCTACGAGTTAGGAGTATTTGGCGAAGATGAATCCGAATCATTTAAAAAATCAAACACAAACATTAAAATTAAATAACTATGAGTTTAAAAGTAAGAGGTAGTATAACAAAGATATTACCAACACAAACTGGGCAAGGTGCAAAAGGCGAATGGAAAAAATTATCATTTGTATTAGACACTAAAGAAGAGTACAATAATTTATATTGTTTCGATATATTCGGAAACGATAAGGTAGATGAGTTCTTAAAGTACAACAAAGAGGGTAAAGATGTTGAAGTAGATTTCAATGTTAGAACTAACGAGTATCAAGGCAAGTACTATACTTCTCTTCAAGCGTGGAAAGTTTTTAAGAGTGAGCCAGTAACTGCTAAAGAACAAGCACCAGATAGAGAAAAAGAAGATTTACCGTTTTAATTAACTAGGGTGTTATTAATTTAGCACCCTTTTTTTTAACGCTTGTATAAGGTGCGTTTTAATGCACTTTATACGTTGTTATAAAAAAATTAATATATTTAAACAAAAAAATGATAATAGACTTTAACAAAGAACTAAGCAAACTAAACAAGGTAAGAACTGGAGAAGTAAAGGAAGCACAAAAACTAGACCACATAACACTAGATGAACACCTGCGCTTTAAAAAAAATAGTTTTGACATTTTTATTGGGCACTCTAATGTCGGAAAAACTACAACAGTACTTTACTTAATGCTTTTGCAGACTTTAAAACACAATACAAAGTGGTTAGTTTACTCAAGCGAGAACGAGCCACACGGATTAATAAGAAAGTTAATAGAATTTAAACTAGGTATGCCGATAAACCAGATAGATGAATTTACTATGCGTGAACAAGGTGCTTACATAAACAACTATTTTAAATTTATTTATAGTAATGACCTTTACACTTATAGAGAATTATTAACTTTAGCCAAGCACGTTAAAGATGCCTGGAAGTATGAGGGTTTTATGATAGATCCCTACAACTCATTAAAGATGGATAGAAACGTACTAAAAGGTATTAGTTCACACGAGTACCATTATCAAGCTGCGAGTGAGTTAAGAATATTCTGCAAAGAAAACGAAGTAAGTATATGGTTGAATATGCATTGTGTAACTGAAGCATTAAGGCGTAGGCATAAAGATAGCCACCAATTTGCTGGGCATCCACAACCACCAATGATGAGCGATGTAGAGGGTGGTGGTAAGTTCGGAAACCGTGCTGATAATTTCTATTGCATACATAGATACACCCAGCACGAGAGCGATTGGATGTATAGTATGTTGCATACACGAAAAATAAAAGACACCGATACTGGCGCAAGACCTACAAACTTAGACAACCCTATTAGACTAAAGAGCGTTTTAAACAACGTAGGGTTTGAAATAGATGGCATCAACTTAATAAAACCAAGTAAAGTAACACAACAAGAAGTACCGTTTTGACTAAATACGAATTCCTAAACTTAGCCTACAAAAAACATAAACAATGGATATCTATTGTAAATTCGTTTGGATGCAATCCAGCCTTTTCAGAAGATATAGTACAAGAGGTTTATATAAAACTAGACCGTTTACTAGATAATGGCTTAGATGCCACCTATGGCAACGAGGTTAATTACTTTTATATTTATAAACAATTAAGAGGAACGTACTTAAACTTTATAAAAAAGAAGAATAAAATAAATATGCAGTACATAGAGGAGATAGGAACGCCAGAAAAAGAGTTAGAAGAATCGCAAGAAGAAAAATACGATATATTGCAACTTATGAAAAACCTAGATAAAGAGTTAGAAAAGTTGTACTGGTACGATAGAAAAGTATTTGAAATAATTATGGGAGGTAAAAAAATTACAGAGCTCTCAAGAGAATCAAATATTAGTTATGCTTCATTGTATAACACATTTAGAAAAACAATTAAACACTTAAAAAACAAATTATGAAACTAAACGCATTTGAAAACGAAATTTTTCACTATTACAGAGAACAACAAGCAAAGATTAAAAAAGCAATTAAACTACTAAAAGAAAATGATTACGAGGTTATAAAAATAAAGACTAAGAAATGAAGTTAGGAGATTTAATATACTACATAACTTATTATACTGGCATACATTGGCTGGTTAAGAAAGTAAGCAAACTACTAGGTAAAGATTGTGGTTGCGATAAGAGAAGAAAAGATATGAATAAAATAGACCTTTGGTAATGGAAGAACAAGATTTAAAAGACTGGCAAGAGTTTAAAGAGAACGCATATCCTTTTACTAAGATAGCTAACAAACCAAAGTTAATTAAAAAGTACGTTAAACTAATAAATGTTCTACACGCTAAATACTACAAACACAAATACAATGAGCCTTGCACTTGTAATGGTTCGATATATCGTAAAAGAGTAGCAGAACTAGATAAGATATGAAACAAAAAAAGTACACCCTAAATCACAGAATAAGCAAACTAGAACGAAGATTATCCCAACAAGAAAAAGTTATAGAGCAACTAGCCATACAAATTTATTACCTACTTAACAATGATAAAGAAGATACACAAATGGGAGAAAGCAGTGATAACACTACTGAATAATGATGGGTGGGAACTAACACATACTGGAGAGAACTGCGAAAGCTGGGATGCAGAGGGTATAACACCTAAAGGACACGAATGTGTATTAGAAATAAAGTTTCGCAAAACGTATTATGAAACCAAGATGCTAGAAAAGTATAAGTACGATAAACTTATAGAAACTGGCAAGGTAGCATTATACTTCGTGAACGATCCTAAAGGCAACTATCTATTCTGGTTGAACGAAATAACCGATTTAAAGATAAAAGAAATGTATTGCCCAGATACTACCCTATGGACTAAGAAGCGTTTAAAGAAACCTTGCTACCTTTTAAAAGAAGAAGATGCTAGGATTATAAACGACAATTAAAATATTTTGTTTATTATTTGTTTATTAAATATATTTTATTATATTTGGTTATTGTTAGCAATGAAGCTAATAATTTAAAACAAAGATTATGCAAACACTAAAACAATTACAAGATTACGCAAGTGCAACCGATAATGTATGGTTGTCTAAAAAGCTACAAGACCTAGAACGTGAAATGGATATAGTTATTCATAATGCACGAATGAAAGTATATGATGACTTAATAGGTATGGTAGAATGAGTTATTACGAGCAAATAGATTCGATAGGCGAAAGCGATATAAACGAAGAGTGTAAGTGTTGTGGTGTACCAGATGCATCACATTACGGATATTGTAGTAGAACTTGTTATAATTACGATAATGAATAAACAACATAAGATTTTAGCAACTGGATTACACGCTATAACTATAAACGGTAGGGTGTATATCTTCACAGAAAAAGAATACCAGCACCTAACGTGGTGGGAATTAGTTAAACTTAAATACTTCGTTTAACTTATGAACGTATTACAACGACAATCCTACCAATTATATTTTGATTGGTTAGGAGAAAAGATATTAGAATGGTACGATAACAAACCCGCTAATAACGATTTAAAGAACTGCGTTAAAGCTATGAAGCATATAGGCACTCACAACAATCATTTACAGATAGAATGTGATATCAATAAAAAGCTACTAAGCAAAATGCGAATAGAAAAGAATAGAGCCATACAACGTGCCAGAAAATCAGATGCACAAGTAGAAAAATTAGAATTACAAATAGAACAACTAAAACTAAAAATAAAATTAGGGTTATGAATATATTAAAAGAAGCTCAAAAAATTATATTTGATCGAGCAGAAGAAAAAGAAAGACAGTATGGCAATATTGATGATTCAATAGCTAAGGCTGCTTGTGTTGCATCTGAATTATGTAACAAAGAAATAACTACAGAAGATTTTTATAAATGTATGATAGCTTTAAAAGTATCAAGGATGGCATACAATACAAAAAAAGATACAATGCTAGATTGTGTAGGATATATAGCCGCATTAGATAACTTTAAAAATAACGGTTATGAGTAGTATATTTGAGAAGCAGTATAAAACTTTATTAAATGAAACGTTAAAGCAGGGGGAACTTTGCGAAAATCGTACGGGAATTAAGACATATAAACAATTTAATAAATGTTTAAATATAGATTTAAAAGAAGGTTTTCCTGTATTAACCGGTAAAAAGTTATTTTTTAAAAAAGCATTAGCAGAGTTTAAGTGGATATATGAAGGGCGTACAGACCTTGAGTTTTTACATAAACACAATATATTTTGGTGGGATGATTTTGCTACAAATAATAGTTTAGGTAAAGTGTACGGGTATCAAATAAAGCATTTTAACGGCTTATTTGATCAAATAGATTATGTTATAAATGAAATTAAAAATAACTCGCGTAGAGCTTTAATAACACTTTGGAATCCTACAGACTTAAAAGATCAAGCGCTCCCCTGCTGCTATACTCAATTTAATTTTGTGCGGGTTAATGATAAGTTAAATATGACAATGCATTTTAGGAGTTCTGATTTATTTTTGGGGTTACCATACGATATAATAGTGGGTGCTTTATTTTTAAAAACTATAGCTGATAAGTGTAATTTAATTCCTTCAATTTTAGGTTTAAATTTAGCTGACGCACATATTTATGAATCGCACACGTCTCAAGTTATTGAATACAATAAAGCAAATATTTATAAACTTCCAACTTTACAAGGTAAATACAAAAACTATTCTTTAATAGATTATAATCACAATAAGTTTATAAAAGCAGAATTAATAAAATAATATGTATTATACTTACCACATAAAGGGAAAAAAAGTAGGTTGCACAAATAACCCGTTTAAAAGAATAACACAACAGCAAGGGTATTATGATTATGAGATACTAGATAAAACAAATTGTATTGACAAGGCGTCTGTCCTAGAATTAGAGTGGCAAAATAAGCTAGGTTATAAAAAAGATATAAGAACATACAAAGAAACTATTAATAATTTAAAAACAAAAAAAATGATACACGTTACGGATCACACTATTACATTTAAAAAAACATTTAACAAAGAACTAGATAATTTTATACTACCTGTAGTAATAGAATTAAACGATGGTTTTATAATACCTGTAGATGATGAAATAAAAAAATTTATTTTAAAAAATAATTATAAATCTCAAAATAATGACGAAAGATATATTTATACAAATAGTCTAAAAAATTATTATGAAGTTTTAGAGGATTCTAAAAAAATTAATGATCAATATATAATTTTTAATAAAATTAGAAATTGGGCCAAAGAACGAGGTTTATACAAAAAAGGAGATTCTAATACTCAATATATTAAATTAATGGAAGAGGCTGGTGAATTAGCTCAAGCATTATTAAAAAGAGATGATGCTGAAATATATGATGCTATTGGTGATATGGTTGTAGTATTAACTAACTTAGCTTATATGGAAGGAGTTACTATAGAAAATTGTATTAATGATGCTTATAATGAAATATCAGATCGTAAAGGTAAAATGATTAACGGAACATTTGTAAAAAATTAAGATTATGAAAAGTAAAGAATATAGTATGAGAGTAGTAGTTTATACAGTACTAATATTAGCTTGTATAGTTATAGGCTTAAACATATTTAATTTATTAATGCTATGGAATATATAGTATTAGCAATAGCATTTTATTTAATTTATAAAACATTCAAAGATGATTAAATTACTAGATGGTAATATCTACGATAAAGAGGAACTACTAAAAAAGATGGGTGATGATAACTTCTACTACGGAGAACTAAACCAATTAGCTTTAAGTAGTAGTAGCCTTAAACAACTTCTATCAAGTCCTAAAACATATTACTACTCATTAAAGTATGGTAGTCCAGATTCACAACCTTTACGAGATGGCTGGTTATTCCATACTGCAATACTTGAGCCAGATGTATTTACTGCTCAAAGGTTTATAGATGTTCAATCAAAGAACACTAAGAAGTTTAAGGAAGCTAAAGAAGAGTTTGGTAGGGTATTTACAATGAAAGAAAAGAACGATGCAGAACGTTTAGCAGATGCATTCTTGAGGAACGAACACGCATTACAATTAATAACAGATTGCGAGTTTGAAGTACCAGCAATAGGCGAGATAGAATATTTAGATAACAAATATCCATTTAGAGGTAAGGCAGATGTAATTGCTCACGATAGGATAGTAGATTTAAAAACCACAAGTGGTGGTATAGATAACTTTTATCATAGTTCTCAACGATATGGTTACGATGTGCAATGTTATTTGTATTGTAGGTTGTTTAATAAAACCTATGACCAATTTAAGTTTATAGCATTAGATAAGGGAAGTTTAGATATTGGTATATTTGAATGCTCTGAAGAGTTTTATTACAAAGGAGAAGAAAAGGTAGAAAAGGCATTAGACTTATACGAAAAGTTCTTCGTGTTCGGCGCAGACCTTGATAATTATTGTTTAACTGGAATATTATAATATGGAACTAAGAAAATTAGTAGAAGTAGTAAGCGATAAGTATAGAACAAAACTAATAACTAAAAGTAGAAAAAGGCATATAGTATATCCTAAAAAAGTATTATGTTACCTAGCCAGAGAGTTAGGGTACGGTTTACAAGAAATAGGAGATAGCCTACAACTGCAACACGATAACGTACATTACCACATACATTCAATAGATAGAATCTACAATCACGATGCGATAAAGTGTAACGAAATAATAGACGAATACGATTTATCAGCTAGAAAGCTAGAGGTAATAGAAATAAAAGAAAAGGTACTGATGGTAGATAAGGAAACTAAAACTGCACTAGAAGCAATACTAGGCGATTTAAAAGACTTAAACACCGAACTAATAAAAGAACTAATAGAAACAAAAATAAAACCGTTCTTGTTGCTTGTAAAGAGTAGAAAGAAACAAAACCAAATAGAAGAAACATCAGCACCTAAATTAAGAAACCCAGTTAAAAACCCTTTCTTGTCGTGAAATTTAAAAGAGATATACCAAAAGCAGATATAGTAATAATACTAGTAGTAGCAGTATTTATATTGTATGTTCTATTTAAAAAATAAAAAACCATTGATATATTAATAGCGTACAGATACGAACACAAAAAATACACAATGGCATATAACACAGATGACCTTAGAGAACAATCACTAAAAGCTATAACAGAACATAACCTTATTTTCATTGGGGATATATTTGCTTATGTAGGATTTAGTAAACGTGCATTCTATGACCATAAATTGCAAGAATGTAACGCTATAAAAAGCGAACTAGATAAAAATAGGGTTAATATGAAGATAGAGATGCGTAAGAAGTGGTATGATAGCGATAACGCAACCTTGCAGATAGGACTTATGAAACTCATAGCAAACGATGAAGAAGCACATAGATTAAATGGAACTAAGCGAGAAGTAAAACACGATACCACAGATAAAGAGATTAACATAAAAATCCATAGGTAATTGAACGTAGATGTAAATGTAGTATTTGAACATTTACTTGATAGCAAATCAAAGATAGTAGTAGAGCAAGGTGGAACTAGGTCTGGTAAGACTTATAACATTCTGCTCTATATTATTTTTAACTACTGCCAGGTAAACAAAGGTAAAACGATTACTATTTGTCGTAAGACATTCCCAGCACTACGCTCTTCAGTTATGCGTGATTTCATAGAGATACTTAAAAAGCATAACAAGTATAGGGAAGAAAACCATAACAAGTCTAATAGTGAATACAACTTAGATGGCAACTTAATAGAGTTTATATCGTTAGACCAAGCACAAAAGATAAGAGGTCGTAAACGTGAGTTCTTATTTATCAATGAAGCAAACGAACTAGAGTACGAGGACTGGCAACAACTTATATTCAGAACAACCGATAAGATAATACTAGATTATAACCCTAGTGATGAGTATCATTGGATATACGATAAGGTACTACCAAGAGAAGATGTAGAGTTCTATAAGACCACATATAAAGACAATCCTTTTTTAGATAATTCTATAATAGAAGAGATAGAACGTTTAAGGGAAACGGATGAGCAGTACTGGCAGATATACGGACTAGGAGAAAAGGGAATAAGCAAGGCAACTATATTTAACTATTACGAATGCGATAAGATACCAGAAGATGCAGAGTTTATATCCTACGGTGCAGATGCTGGGTACACTAATGACCCTAGCACACTTGTAAGCGTTTATAGAAAAGACCACAACCTTTACATTAAAGAACACCTTTATAGAACAATGATGACTACAAAGGATTTAAGCGAACACTTTAAGCTGGTAGGTGTAGGTAGGAATACTATTTACTTTGATGCAGCTGAACCAAGATTAATAGCAGAACTTCGTAGGATGGGGCATAACGTGCAACCGAGTTTAAAAGGTAGAGATAGTATAAATGCTGGTATAGACCTTTTAAAGCGTTTTAAGATACATTTAACGAGTGATAGTGATAATCTTATAATGGAGTTTAGAAACTATAAATGGCAAGAGGACAGAAGTGGTAAACTAACAAATAAGCCAGTACAAAATAATGACCATTTAATAGATGCTTCCAGATACGCAACCTATTCAATATTAAGTAGACCTAACTTTGGTAAATATGCGATTAGGTAAAATAAATTAAAAATAAATTGTTTATTATTTGTTTATAAGTAAAAAAGTATTATATTTGTACTGTTGCAATGATGTAACAATGGCGACCCGCCAATCAGGGTTTACTCTTTTACTATGAGTTATTTAGTTATTTTCGATGGCACTACCGCTTTTGTAGGCGACCATTCAGATATTGCAGATGCTGACCACGAGATTGTTGGCACATTCACTGACGAGGATGAGGCGTATGCTTTTGAAGAAAAGTATAACGAAGAAGCCACTAACTACGGGAGGTATTAATCTCCCGTTCATTCTCAACCAATGTTCATTGACAATGAACACTAAAAAATATTGAACAATGATACAAAGTTTAAGAATTATTAAAGAGCAATTTGAAGAATCAGATGAGATAGAAATACAACCGACTATGATTAATGATGGTCGTGTTATTGATATTATGATGTGGTTAAAAGCAGATAAAAAAACGGAAAGACACGAATACCACCATACTTTTGATTTGCAGGAAGTGAAAATGATTAGAGATTTTTTAACAAGTGTTTTAAATAGTTATGGCATACATATACTACAATAAAGAATTAGATAAATACAGGCTCTTTAGATAATAGAAATATAGATTATAAGATAGCATTTTATGCCTTTATATAATATTAAACAATTAAAAACAACCACTTATAACACCCTTACAGAAATGTAGGGGTTTTTTTGTACCTTATTCTAAAATTTTAAAAAACATTGATATATAAATATGAAGATAGTAATACCTAATAGTTTAAACGAAATTACACTAGGGCAATACCAAGAGTTCTACAAGCTAAACGATGTAGAAGATGTTAAGGTAGTGGAAAGAAGAATGATAGAAATATTCTGCCAAGTACCTATGAAGTATGTAAACCAGATGAAAGCTATCGATGTAAAGGATATCATACAAATACTTACACAGATGCTAGAGAACAAACCTAGCCTGGTAAACCTATTTAAAATGGATGGTGTAGAGTTTGGGTTTATTCCAGATTTAGATGATATGACCTTTGGCGAGTATGTAGACTTAGATACGTTTATAGGCGATACTAAAAACCTACATAGAGCAATGAATGTACTTTACAGACCAGTAAAGATAAAACGAAGTGGTAGGTATCAAATAGAGGACTATGATAGCGATAAGTATGAACGAATGTTAAATATGCCAATGGATGCAGTTATAAGTTCTATACTTTTTTTTTATCATTTAGGCATCGACTTGTCGCAGATTATGATGGACTCTTCCAAACTGAAGAACGAAAAGAATATGATGCAGTATCTAATTTCGGAAGAAAATGGGGGTGGTATCAATCACTCGTTCACATCGCTCAAAACGATGTTAGACGATTTAAGGATATCACTAAACTAAATATGCACGAGTGTTTAACATTCTTGACATTTGAAAAAGAGAGAAACGAACTAGAATCTAAAAGAATTAAAAGCAAGTTTAAATGAGAGGTATAAGAGGTTACTACTTAATCACGGAAACGATAAAAGACCAGTTACTAGCAGATGTAAATGTTAATACGGTAACTACTGGAGATATTACAAAGGTAGACTTAAACAAACAAACTATATTTCCGTTAAGCCACATTATAATAAACCAATCAATACTAGAGGAACAAGTAATAAGGTTTAACGTTTCGGTATTGGCTATGGATGTTGTAGATGTAAGTAAAGAGCCAGTAACGGATTTATTCAGAGGAAACGACAACGAGCAAGATATATTAAACACGCAGTTAGCAGTACTAAACAAACTTACACAAGTATTAAGTAGGGGAACGCTATTCCAAGACAAGTACCAATTAGATGGCACTATAACTTGTGAGCCTTTTTATGATAGGTTTGAAAACGAACTAGCTGGGTGGACTGCAACCTTTGATGTATTAATACCTAACGATATAACTATATGTTAGCAGATAAGGAAATACAGAAAGCCTTACAAGACTTCGCTAAGTATGTTATACAACAATCACGAAGCAACTTAACCAAAGGCGATAAGAACGCATCTAAGGAACTTTATAATAGCCTTGGTAGTGATGTAAAGAAAACAAATAAAGGTTACAACCTATCGTTTGAAATGGAAGATTACGGTAAGTTTCAAGATAGGGGTGTAAGTGGTACTAAAAAGAAATACAATACACCTTACAAGTACACGAATAAAATGCCACCACCTAGTAAGCTAGATAAGTGGATAGTAAGAAAAGGAATAGCACCAAGAAACAAGGGTAAGTTCTTAACTAGAAAAAGTATTCAATTTGCAATAGCTAGAAGCATATACACTAAAGGTATAAAACCTAGTTTGTTTTTTACCAAACCATTTGAGAGAGCGTTTAAGAGGTTGCCAGATGAATTAGTAGAAGCATACGCAATAGGAATAGAAAAACAAATACAAGTTAATATAAACAAATGAGGAAGATAAATTTAAGAAGTCCGTTTTATTTTAAGGTGGAAAAAACTGGTATGACTTCGGTAGAATTAAATCTATACGTTTATACTGGTACGTTTACCGATAACGCAAGTGTAAGTCCTAGCACGTTACGATACACAATAACAAAAGAGCCTTTAAGTACAAACGATTATGTAGTATTCGAGATAGCAGAACTTATAAGAGATTACCTAGAAATAGAGTTTGATGGTAGTTATGATAGTCAATGCGTTTGGGTAAATGCTATTCCTACGGTTACTGCTGGTACTGGAGATACAACTATAACACCAGATAATACTGATGGCTTTTTAGGTGTAGAGGGTTACGGATATTTTGAAGATGGTATAAACCCAGCACTAAGTGGAACGTTATTACAATCTAATAAAGTAGTACATAGGGTAAACGATGGCGTAACAAGAATAGCAGTATGGTCTGAAAACGTAGAACAAGTTACATATCTTTTAAACGGTCAAACCTTACAAAGTTACCCAATAAGTTCTAGTACTAGCACAACTGGGCAAATAACCTACATAGATATAAGCTACAATGTAGCAGATTCATTTGAAGAAAGGGTACTAAACAACAGTGGTACTTTTGAGGATAGCGATTGCCTACAATCATTTTTAAATAGCTTAGATATATTAGAAGCTGATGAAATATATGTAGAAAGTGCAGATGATGTTGAGGTACTTAAAATAAAGACTTTAGGTTGCTCTAAATTTACACCTTATAAAATTACATTCGTAAATAAGTTTGGTGCATTACAAGATGTGTGGTTTAGCTTAAAATCAACAGAGCAACTAACAACCAAAGGCGAAACGTATAAAGCTAATACAATAGACTTCGATACGCTAAGTTACAACACCTACAATCCACAAAAGGCACAATTCCAGAAAGTAGGAAACGAAAGCATAACCTTAAACACGGATTACATAGATGAATCTTATAACGATGTAATTAAGGAACTATTGATGAGTGAGCAAGTATGGATTACTAAAATAGAAGATGAAGAATTAGTACTAGGAGTAATACCTAAAACAAGTAGCGTACAATACAAGACCGTATTAAACGATAACCTAATAAACTATACAATTCAGTTTGATTACGCATACGATAAAATAAACAACGTAAGATAGTGCAAGTAATACAACTATACATAGAGGGTAACCCAATAGAACTATTTAAAGATGAAAGCGTATCTATAACTGATTCTATAAAATCGGTAAGAGATATAGCAAAGGTGTTTACTGCGTTTAGTAAAACGTTTACCGTACCAGCTAGTAGAAACAACAATAAGATATTTAAGCACTACTACAACTTCGATATTGTAAATGGGTTTGATGCCAGGATAAGAAAAGATGCCAACATAGAACTAAACAACCTACCGTATAAAAAAGGTAAAATAAAGCTAGAGGGTGTAGACTTAAAAAACAATAAGCCATACGCATATAAGATAACGTTCTTCGGTAGTACGGTAGAGTTAAAAGATATACTAGGCGATGATAAGTTGAGTGCTATCACAAGTTTAACAACTTATAATGAACTATACGATTACACAACTATAAAAACGTTTTTAGAATTAAACCCTAATACCAATGATGTTATAGTACCATTGATTACGCATACTCAAAGGTTATATTATGAAGATGGCGTACACGGAGAAGATACTGGTAACTTGTGGTATGAATCTGGTACTGGTACTTCGCATCATCACGGAGTATTGTGGTCGGAATTAAAGTATGCAATTAGACTAGATGCAATACTAAAACAAATAGAAAGTTTTTACGGTATTTCTTTTAGTAGTGATTTCTTTAATAATAGTAACGACCACTACCATAATTTATTTATGTGGTTACACCGTAAAAAAGGAAATGTAGAAAACCCTAGTGGTCTTACAGAAAACATTGTAGATGGCTTTACAAACGAAACTGATAGTAATACTGCTACTGCAATACAATACAATGAGCAACTTACTTTAAATGGTACTGAATCGTTTTATACAAGCAAAGAACTAACTTTAGAAACAACAAGTACTGATACATATAGAGTATCGGTAAAAAGAAGTGGTATAGAAATATTTAATAGTGGGGATGTTACTGGCAACCAAACCCTAGATTTAACTTCTTATAGTTTTGGTAGTTTACCAATTACGATTTATATACAAGGCGAAGATGCAATAGTATTTTCTAAAATAGAATGGGAGATACAATACGAACCAGATGCTTTATATACTAAAACTTATGATACTGGTACGCATTCTTACAATGCTAGTTTTATATTTGACATTACGCAACAGATACCAGATATAAAAGTTATAGACTTTATTAGTGGATTATTTAAGATGTTTAATTTAACTGCGTATGTAGAAAACGATGTTATAGTAGTTAAGACCTTAGATGATTTTTATGCTGGTGGTACAACATACGATATATCAAAATATGTAGATATAAACACAAGCCAAGTTAATATTGCCCTACCTTACCGAAAGATTAACTTTACTCACGGAGATACTAAAACCTTTTTTGCTGCAAATCACAATCAGTTATTCGGTAAGGAATGGGGTAAGGAAGAATACACAAACCAAGAAAATTTAGATGGTGGTATATATGACCTTGTAACACCATTTAGCCAGATGAAGTTCGAAAGGATATACGACACGACAACTGGAAACATAACTACTATACAATGGGGTTATAGTGTAGATGATAATAGTGAATCTTATAAAGGTAAACCGTTAATATTTTATCCTATTAAAATACCATCAGCTACTGAAATATCATATTTAGAAAATGGTGGGCATAGTGCTACAACACAATATAACATACCTAGTAATAGTGTTTCTTATGCATCAGCATTTAGCAAAGAGAATATAAACTTTTACTTAGAGAACAACGAATATACTGCTGATACAACTTTTACAGATACGTTATTTGAGAGTTACTATAAAAACTATATAACAAGTGCATTTAACGAAAAGAACAGAATCACTAAAGTAACTGCATACTTACCGATACGAATAATAAGAGTGTTAAGCGTAGCAGATAAGATTATAATAAACGGTAAGCAATACAAGATAAATAGTTTAAAGATAAACCTACTAGATGGCAAGAGCGATTTGGAATTATTGAACGACCTATGATAGAGAATATACTATACTTGCTTAATTACGCAAAAGGAGAAACGGAGAATATAAGAATAGCACAAGGTAAGTACAAACTACCATTGACTTTAAAAGAGGGTTATAAAACACTTAAACAAGAAATAAAATGGCGATAGAAAAAGATATTAAAATTAATGTTGAGGATAGGGATGCATTAGCTAGTATTGGAAACATCGATGATGGTTTACAAGGACTTGATAAGAGTGCAGATAAAGGTGCTAAAGGTGTAGCTGGTGTATCAAAGGCTTTTAAGGGTTTAGGAACTGCAATTAAGGCAGCTGGAATTGGTTTGGTAATTGGTGCTTTAGCTAAGTTATCGGAAGTGTTTATGCAAAACCAAAAAGTAGCAGATTTATTTAATACTACATTTGAAGTATTGAGTATAGCTTTTAATGATTTCGTAAACTTTATAATAGATAACTTCGGTACGGTATCTGATTTCTTTAAAGATATATTTGAAAACCCAGTAGATAATATAAAAGCATTTGGTAAGGCTATTAAAGAAAATATTATAGAAAGGTTTAATAGTGCATTAAAAACTCTTGGTTTCTTATCAAGTGCAGTTAAAAAAGTATTTAGTGGAGATTTTGCTGGTGCATTAGAAGATGTTAAGAGTGCTGGTAAAGAATCAATAGATGTATTAACTGGTGTTAATGATTCATTTGATAAGGGTAAAGCATTTGTAGAAGAGAGTACAGAAGCTATATCAAAGTACGCAACTGAAACTATTAAGGCTGCTAAAGAAAATGTAAACTTAGCAAACTCTGCTGAATTAGCAGCAGTAAAAAATCAAGGATTAATTGAAGAGTATGACAGACAAGCAGAACAATTAAGGCAAATACGAGATGATGAAAGTAAAAGCATTGAGGATAGAATAAAAGCTAACGAAGATTTAGCAAAAGTTTTAGATAAGCAAGAAGAAGCAATGCTTAAAAATGCAGAAATACAAGTTGCTGCAGCTGCTGCTGAATTATCTAAGAATAAAAATAGCATAGAACTACAAAAGGCATATTTAGAAGCCTTAAACGAACAAGCAGCTATTGAAGCACAAATAACTGGTTTTAGAAGTGAGCAACAAACAAACGTTAATTCTTTACTAAGAGAACAAAAAGATATTCAAAAAGAACTTGCATTAATTGGTAAGAGTGAAAGGGATGTAGAACGTGAAGAACTTAAACAACAATACGAAGAACAAAAAGAACTAATAAATAAACAAGTATCTGATGACGCTGAAAGAAAAGCTATATTATTAGAATCTGAAAGAGTATATAATGAACAACTTAAAGAACTTAATGCCCAATTTATTCAAGAAGATTTAGATGCTCAAAAAGAAAAGCTAGAACAAGAAAAACAAATAGCAGAGCAAGAACGACAATTAGAAAAACAAAAGATACAAGATAAGCAAATGGTATTGGATGCTATTGGTCAATTTGCAGATGCAGAAACTGGCATTGGCAAGGCTTTACTTATAGCAAAACAAGCACTAGCGTTAAAGGAAACTTTAATGGATGTTAAGCGTATAACTTTTAAAGGAACACAAGCAGTTTCAGAAGCTGGTGTTAATGCTGCACAAAACGTATCAGAAAGTTCTAAAATAGGTTTCCCACAAAACATTATAACAATAGCAGCTGCGATAGCACAAGGTATTTCTATTATAGGTTCGGTTAAAAAAGCAGTTTCAAAAACTAAAGCAAAAGCAAGTGGAGCAGTAGCATCAACACCAACTGCACCTACTACACCAAGTACTACTTCTATACCACCAGCATTTAACATTGTAGGTGCAAGTGGTACAAGTCAATTAGCAGAAGCGATAGGAGAACAAGAACAACAACCAGTACAAGCGTATGTGGTAGCAAACGATGTAACAACTGCACAAAGTATGGATAGAAATATAGTTGAGGGTGCTAGTATTGGATAAATGCAAAAAATATTAAAAGATTGATATACTAATATGAAAATAGTTGAACTTATTTTAGACGAAAATAGCGAACTAGGAATAGAAGCTATAAGCGTAGTTGAAAACCCAGCAATAGAAGAAGATTTCATCGCATTAAAAAGCCAAGAAATAAAACTTGCAGAGGTAGACAAAGAAAAGAGAATACTAATGGGTGCTTTATTAGTACCTAACAAGCCTATATACAGACGAAGTGGAGAAGATGAGTACTACATATACTTTTCAAAAGATACGGTAGAGAAAGCATCGCAAAAGTATTTAATGCAAGGCAACCAGAACAACTCAACCTTAGAACACCAATACGAATTAAACGGACTTAGCCTGGTTGAAAGTTGGATTGTAGAAGATAAGGTACACGATAAAAGCGTAAAGTATGGAATGGATTTACCTATTGGAACGTGGATGGGAAGTGTTAAGGTTAATAACGATAAGGTTTGGAATGAGTTTGTTAAGACTGGCAAGGTTAAAGGTTTCAGTATTGAAGGTTACTTTGCAGATAAGATGGAAAGACCTAAAGAAAATATTGAAGAAGAACTTGATGAAGATGAAAAACTTATAAAACAAATCATAGATATACTTGAGAATGGCTTATAAGAGCGTTTTAAAAAGGTTAGATTTAGAATCATATAACGATTATCCACAAGGTGCTAGAAATAATGCTAAGAGAGCCTTAAAATGGGTAGAAGAGAATGGATGGGGAAGTTGTGGCGAAGCTACTGGTAAGAAAAGAGCAAACCAAATCGCAAACGGAGAAAAGATAAGCAGAGATACGATAGCAAGAATGGCATCATTTAAAAGACACCAACAACATAAAGACGTACCTTATAGTGAGGGATGTGGTAAGTTGATGTGGGATTCTTGGGGTGGAAGTGCTGGTATTAATTGGGCGATAAGTAAACTTAAAGAAATAGATGGCTAAAGATAAATTTATAACACCAAGTAGAACAAGTCCTAAATCAAGTAGGAGAGGTTGTTTATGCAAGGATAAAAACACATACTCTCGTAAATGTTGCGATGGTAGTTTATGGGCTCAAGGAATAGGTAAAATATAAAAATGCAAATAATTTTTAATAATTGATATATAAGTATGGAAGCAAAAACTATGTTAAATTCTATAAAGCAAGTTCTAGGAATGGAAGTTAAGCTAGAGCAACAAACTTTAGAGAACGGTACTATTATCGAAGCAGAAAGTTTCGAGGTAGGACAAGAAGTATTCATCATTTCAGATGATGAGAAAGTAGCAGTACCAGCTGGAGAATACCAGTTAGAAGATGGTAGAATCTTAGTTGTAAACGAGGGTGGAGAAATAGCAGAAATAGGTGCTAAAGAAGAAGAGGAAGTTGAAGCTAAAGACGAAGAGAAAGACGAAGAGAAACAAGAAATGGGATATGCTACTAAAGAGGAACTAGCAGAGGTTAAAGAAATGATTGAGGAAATCAAAGCTATGTTAGAGCCTAAAGAAGAAGAGAAACTATCTGAAGAGGTAGAACAAGTTGAGGTTGTAGCTGAAGAGGTTGTAGAAGAAGTTGTAGAACAAGTTAAAGAAGAACTATCACAACCAGCAGTAGAGCCATTAACACACAATCCAGAAGCTAACGCTAAAAGAAAAGTTGAGTTTAAGTATGCTAAAAATAGAAAAGCATCTGTACTTGATAGAGTTTTAAATAAATTAAATAACTAAAATAAAATAAAATGCCAAATCCAACAATTACTTCTTCATACGCTGGAGAATTCGCTGGGAAGTACTTAGGTGCTGCCCTTTTAAGTGCTTCAACTTTAGATGCTGGAGCAGTAACTATATTGCCTAACGTAAAGTTTAAGGCTGCAATGAAAGTAGGTTCTTTCGCTAACTTGGTACGTAGTGCTGATTGTGATTTCGATGATACTACTTCAACAATGACACTAACTGAAAAAGTGTTACAACCTACTGAATTACAAGTAAATTTGCAAATTTGCAAGAAAGAGCTCCACGCAGATTTTGAGGCTGCACAGATGGGATATTCTGCTTTCGATAGCTTACCACCATTATTTTCTGATTTCGTAATCGCTAGAGTAGCTGCTGAAGTTGCTCAAGCTACTGAACAATCTATCTGGGGTGGTTCTGCTGGAGAGGGTAACTTCGATGGTTTTACTACTTTATTAGCTGCTGATGCAGATGTAGTAGATGTAACTGGTACAACGGTAACTGCTGCAAACGTAATCGATGAGTTAGGTAAGATTGTAGATGCTGCTTCAACACAGATTTTAGGTAAAGAAGATTTAACGCTTTATGTATCTAACAACATTGCAAGAGCATACATTCGTGCATTAGGTGGTTTCGCAACTAACGTAGGTGCAAACGGTGTAGATAACAAAGGAACAACTTGGTACAACGGTGGTGCATTAACTTTCGAGGGTATCAATATCTTTGTGGCACAAGGTCTTGGAGATAACAAGGCAGTATTAGCACAACAATCTAACTTATTCTTCGGAACTGGTTTACTAGATGATAGAAACGTTGTTAAAGTTCTTGATATGGGCGATTTAGATGGCTCTGATAACGTAAGAATCGTAATGCGTTATACTGCTGGTGTTCAAACTGGAATCGGTGGAGATATCGTTTATTACACTGCTTAATAATTAATTAACTAATGTAGAAAAGGGTGGGCATAACTGCCTACCTTTTTTTATTTAAAACCTAAAAATATATGTCTTGTGCAATCACAAAAGGAAGAAGTTTACCTTGTAAGAGTTCGGTAGGTGGTCTTAAAAATGTTTTCATTTTAGATTACTCTACTGCTATTGCAGCGTTAACTGATTCTGCTGGAACAATAACGTTACCAAGCGATGGTAGTGCCGAATTTTTCAAATACGAAATAAAAGGTAACTCAAGTTTGGAAACTGCCGTAAACTCATCGAGAGAGAACGGTACAACTTTTTATGAAACTACATTGAATGTTACATTAACAACTATTGATGTAGCAACTCAAGAGGAAATCAAATTATTAAATAGAGGTAGAGCCCACTATGTAGTAGAAGATTACAACGGTAACTATTTCTTAATCGGTAAAGAACACGGTGCTGAAATTACTGGTGGTACAATCGTAAGTGGTGCTGCTATGGGGGATTTAAGTGGGTTTACACTTGTAGCTACTGCTCAAGAAACTGCACCACCTTTCTTCGCAACTGCACCAGATGAAAGTGCAACAACGCCAATAGACCCTAACGCTTAATGGTTATTAGTTTGGTTTGATTAATTAAGGCTACTCTTTATGGGTAGCTTTTTTTTTGTTATCTATACAAAAAACAAAAATACATTGATATATTAGTATGAAGATAGTAACACCAACTGGAGATAATATTTTTTATGTTATACCTAGAACTTTTGTTCAATCAACGGTAGATATAATTATAACTAACGAAACTACCAATACTCAAGTATCATCAAGTATAGATACAACTATTAGTGGTAATTATATAACTTTTAGATTGACTAATATTGGAATAAGAGTACCAGAGAACAATTATGGCACGATAGAATTAAGATACAATTCAGAAACAATATATAAGGATAAGTTTTTTGTTACTTCACAGAGTATAGACCAAACTAACAACGAATATTTTAACGGTAACTTAAACCAATATACAACCGAAGATAGTTACGATAACGATTACATTATAATATGAACGATTTAAGAATAGTAAACCTATCAACTTATACAAGTCCAGTAATTAGCGAAAAGACCAATCAAGATTTCGTTAGCTACGGAGAAGATAACAACTATTTTCAGTATTTGATAGATAGATACAATGGTAGTCCTACAAATAACGCTATTATAAACGGTGTTAGCGAGATGATTTACGGTAGAGGGTTAGATGCTACCAATTCAAATAAAAAGCCAGAGCAATACGCTCAAATGATTTCTTTATTTCATAAGGATTGCGTTAGAAAGTTGTGTTTTGATTTAAAGTTAATGGGTGCTTGTGCTATGCAAGTTATATACTCTAAGGATAGGAGTAAGGTTGCACAAGTAGAGCATATGCCAGTAGAAACATTAAGGGCAGAAAAGTGTAACGATAAAGGCGAAATAGAAGCGTATTACTACCACCCAGATTGGGCAAATTATAAACGTAACGATGTACTAACTAGAATACCAGTATTTGGTACGAGTAAAGAAAACATAGAAATAATATATGTAAAGCCTTATCGTGCTGGTTACAAGTATTATTCTAGTGTAGACTATCAAGGTGGATTACAATACGCAGAATTAGAAGAAGAAATAAGCAACTACCACTTAAACAACATTATGAACGGATTAGCACCTAGTATGTTAATCAACTTTAATAATGGAACACCAAACCCAGAGGAAAGACAAATGATAGAACAAAGAATCTATCAAAAGTTTAGTGGTTCAAGTAACGCTGGT